CAAAGAAAAAGACCGAGAAAATTCAGTCAATGCGAGATAAGTTTATGAAGGGTGCAAAAGAGAATGGTTGCCCAATGACAGATGCAGAAGCGATATGGGAGCAGATTGAGGCTTGTGGTTCTTATCTATTTAACAAGTCACACGCTACCGCATACGCTATCACATCTTATGTAGGTGCTTATCTGAAGGCTTTATTTCCAACTGCGTTCTATACCGTGGCACTTCAGTGGGCAGATGACGATGATATACCGGCAATCATGACTGAGATGGAACGCTGTTCGATTGCTAAAGTGGCAGCTCCCGACATAAATTATAGCCGTTCAAGATTCTATACCGACTTCAGTACAGATACAATCTTTTGGTCACTCACAGGCATTAAGCACGTGGGGTTAAAAGCGGTTGAATGGATTGTAGCTGAAAGAGATAAGAATGGACCTTATACCGGCATTACTAACTTCATTGAGCGCGTATTTAAATACAAGCTGAAGATGTATCAGTATTGGGATGACCCTGACAACGAAGAAGAAGCTACTAAATGTCCTGTCAACGCTCGTCATGTACTCAACATGATACTCTCAGGTTGTTTTGACAAAGTGGAGAACGCTCAATCGGTAGTAGAACGTTATGCAATTGTTATAAAAGCCGCTGAAGATTTAGGATTCAAGGTTAAAGAATCTGACTTCCCCGATGACCTTATCAGCAAGCATTATTGGTGGAGTCAGCAACAAATCAGATTATCAGGTATTGGTGCAATTGATTACAGGCGTATATATGATACCAACGAGATAAAAGACCGCCTTCGCGGTAAAGCATCTTATTTGTCATTAGCTGAGGTGGCTTATGACGAAAATGACGGTCGTAGAGCAATCGTATGTGCCACAATAGCCGACATGAAAGAAAAGCACTTTGTCAGCAGTAGAACAGGCAATGAGGAAACGTTTTGCTCGCTTGTACTTCAGCAAAATAACGATACCTGCGAATGTACAATCTGGCCTGAAGAATATGTTAAGTTTAAGGACTTGCTATCAACGGCTAAAGATAAAGTGATAATCTTCTCAGGTGTAGTTAAATATAGTGACTACACACACACCAATGTACTGTCATTTACTAAAACAACCCAAATAGCAATATTATAATGAAACCAAAACCAATTATCCTCGCAATCGTTGGTGCTTCAGGTAGTGGTAAAACAACACTATCGCTGCACCTTCAAGAGAACTACAACATCCCGGCTATATGTTCCTATACTACCAGACCTATGCGAGAAGGTGAAACTGATGGAGTTGAGCATAAATTTATGCCGGAGAATACCCAGCCACCTGAACCGGCAGAACGTCTTGCTTATACGTGTTTTGGCGGTTATCATTACTGGACAACACTGGAGCAAGTGGATAAGTACAGACTATGTACTTATGTGATTGACGAAAAAGGCTTGTTAGAGCTTATCTGTAATTGGTCACAACGCTATAAGATTATCGCAATCAAAGTTAATCGACCGGATAATGATGTTGATACACAACGTTTGGCGAGAGATAAAGACCGCGTAACCCTATCAGATGCTACGTATGATTTGGTCCTCGACAATAATGCTGAGTTGAACGTGTTTTTAAATGAGTCTGTTACGCACATCTCTAACCTAATCAAACATCTTGATAGCTATGGCACCAAAACAAGATAATCAACCACTGATGGCATTTGTGCTTGACTTTGAAACAGGAGGTTTAACGCCACAAACTTGCGCAATTACTCAGATTGCTATCCACGCGGTACGACTTGATAATTTTGAAGTTGTCGGCAAATATGTACGATATGTTTATCCTTATGCAAAGAAAGAGCTGAAAAGTGCAACTCCCAAACGCAAGGTATTACGCAGCAAATGGGATGATGAAGCGCAAGGTGAACAACTGATGGAGTACGGTCAAGTGGCGTTAGATTACTCAGCTATTACAATGTCAATGCTTTATGATAAAGGCGAACACATAGACAAAGTAGCTGAAGGCGCACTCCGGTTTATCAGTGATATGTCAACCAAAGTAAGCAAAGGTTCAAAACCATTCATCATAGGACAGAACATTGAGTTTGATAAGGGGTTCTTCTTGCAGATGCTTGAATATACCGGTCTTGTCGAACAGGCATCTAAATTGCTGAGAGGCATTAAAGACTTCTACGGATGCTGGCAGCCTACCGTACTTGATACAATTATTCTCGGTCAGCTTGCTCTCTGCCACAAGCCTGAAATCAGCTCGTACAAATTGGAGCTTATGTGCGAGCATTTGAGTATCGACCTTGATGACGCTCACGATGCAGATGCCGATGTTACTGCTACTGCCAATGTTGTTCAGGTACTATCTCAGCGTATGCGTAACTCAGGTGGGTTTGCTGATGCTGAAGCTCTAACACTCAACAAAGCAGAAAAATCACGTAAACACTTCAAGATATAATGGAAGAATTAACAGCACAATTTGACAACGTTCCTGAAGGCGAAGTTAAGTTTAAGGCGATTACTGACCGCCAAGCCTTCATTATTCACAATCCCGATATTGAAGCGAACTTGGTCGAAATCTCAGGATATGACCTTTCAATTCGATTCAATATGGAGTACCTAAAATCTCTCGAAGATGTGGAAGCTGCTCTTGATGGGTTAACAGAAATGTTCCGCAAAATCATTATGGATGAGTTGCTAAAGAACACACAAATAGACGCTAACACACCTAACAACCAGAATAATAAGTAACTATTCATATTTAAACCAAGCCTCGATTTAGATAGTCGAGGCTTTTTAAATATCTTATCATAATGTTAACTAAAGAAGAAAAACTGGTGTGCGAGCTTTACATCAATGGCGAGCCTCCGTATGTTGGTGATATTGTGGAATGTTATTCTAAGGTATTCAACGACAAATCGGAAATGGTTGCGCTACAAGCTCAAACATTCGTACAACGAACTGACATCAAGGACTACATCGAAGAACTTGAAACAGCCAACTTGATTGAAGCAAAACATCTTAAACGTTTCCTGACCAAAAACTTGGTGTCAATCGTGAAAGAAGCAAGTCATGCGACTTACTTTGATAGGAAAGGAAGGGTTCAAAGTCCTGCCGCTATGAGAAGCGTAGCAGTTAACGCAGCTAAAGCCTTAATGGATATGCACCCAATCAAAGAAGCGCAAATAAGTAAAATCTCTCTCGATTCAGGTGAAGGCGGCAGTGGTATTACGTTTAACGTGATTGTACCGTCAGCACCGGCAAAGACCACAAACAAAGATGATTGATAACATTATTGCTGCTATCATCGGTCTATTTGCCGGTAATGTAGCAATGTTTTTGTTTTTCCCTCAGATGCGAAAAACGAAGGTGCTTGAAAATGAAGCTAAACAATCTGAGGAATGGCGTAAACTATATGAAGAAACCCATGAAGAACTGAAACAGAGAACGCAAGCCTACGAAACAAAGATTGAACAACTGTATGAGGAAGTAACTCAGCATCGCGACACTAAAGCGCAATTGCGCCAAACTAATACGGAACTGGAGGTGGAAAATACTAAGCTCTGCCTACTTAAATGCGAACTTCCGAAATGCCCAAATCGAAAACCCCCAACAGGTTATTAATTTATGGAAACAGAAGAACTACAAGAATTACAAGAACTACCTAAACCACCCAAGGTTGTCACCATTATCCCTTCAGTCACTATATCTGAATGTAGATTAGAAGAATTGATTGGTAGACAAGGAGAAGTATTAGAAGCGCGTTACACCGATACAGGTGCGGTAAAAGGCTATTGGCTGTCATTGATTGGTGAACCGTTCCTCGGTGAACAAGAATGGTATATCCCTTATAACTCTATTATTGAATGAAATACTTTACAATCAAAGAATTAACCGCCAGTACAACGGCAACTAAGTACGGTATTGACAATACCCCTGACGCTGAAATCACCAAATGCTTAACCGCTTTGGTTGATAATATCCTTGACCCCCTGAGAGAAGCGTATGGCAGACCTATCACGATTAAT